TATCTTTGTACTTTATTAACCTAATTTTATTATTCATTATGGAAAAATATTTTACAGTAAAAATGAACTCAGCAAACGCTGGAAATTTTATGATTTCATGCAACGACATTAAAGGAATAGAACAAAACTCAACTACAGTTGTAAGAATCTTTTATGGAAATGCAAGGTCTATAGATATTGAGCATTCAGCTGTGGCATCAGGAAATGTTGAACCAAGAAGTCTTATAAACAGTGCTGTAGAAGAAGCCCTTTCTACTGACTGGAGAGAAGTTGACCGTGTAGTTGACTGTTCATTTGTTGCCGCATCAGGTGCACAAGCAGTTTGGCTATCTGTAGGACAAAACTAATATTAACCTAATTTTATTATTTATTATGGAAAAATTTTTAAAAATAAATGTCGCAAGTGCTGGAGGCCCAACGCAGCTGGTAGCTTTGCATGATTTAAAACTAGTTTCACAAACTAGTACTACTGTTGTTAAACTTTTTTACAACGGTGGGAGAATAACAACTATAACTTGGCCTAATGGTGAAGCATTCCCTGCATTACAGAATTCTGTTCAAGATGCAGTAAAAGCAGCTTTAGCAACTGGCTGGACAAATGTATGTTATCCTTATTTAGCTAAAAAAGATGGATATGTTGATTCAATAACAACAGCTTAAAATGTATATGAAAATGGAAAAATTCTTAGAAGTAGATGTAGCAAGACAACTTATTAGTAGCCAAGCTACAGATGATGGCACCGCCTCTGGTAATGGGCCAAATGTATTAAATGACTCAGGACAAACATTTACGACTAGCGTTGCTGTTGGTGACTGGGTTTATGTATATGCAGTGAATGGTACGCCACAAGCGTCACCACACTTATATCAAATAGCTGGAATAACTAGTAACACTGAGCTTGCTTTAACACCAAAAGGTGCTACAGCTGGGCAGGGTACTGGAGTTGTAGCTCAAGGAGATTATTATATATACTCTAACACAGTAGTTGACAACAAAATGGTAGGTGTTTCAGATGTAATTACAGCTAGAGAAAACACTCCTGACGCAGCAAATCTTAAATTAAACTTGTTATATAACAGAGATAATCCTCAATTACAAGTACAATTTGTATTTGCTAATAATGGAGCTAATGATGTCTCTGCTGATATGATGAACGGATATAATGCAGCGGTTGAAAATTTATATCATCAAACATGGCCAAATGCAAGTGCTAAGTGGGAAGATAAAATGACTTCAGCAGGTGTAGCGAGTAAAGCTTATAAAATTTTAAGTGTAGAGAAAATCGCACCATAAAATAACTTAAACTCCCCAAGATTAAGAGAGGTTACTAAAAAAAAGTAACCTCTTTTTTTTTACTTATCTTTGTAGAAAGAATATAATATGATTAACTCTGTTAGAAATACTGTATTAGCTGTTCTTAATAAAAATAACTACGGCTATCTTTCGCCTAGCGATTTTAATTTATACGCAAAGCAAGCACAACTAGATTTGTTTGAAGATTTGTTTTATGAATACAATTATCAAATTGTAAAAGAAAACGTAAGACAATCAGGTACAGGATATGCAAATATATCTAAAGGCATACAAGAGGTAATAGATTTGTTTTCAACAACAGCAACTTTAGCAAACCCTGCTCCAGGTACAAATGTATATACTATGCCAGCTGATTATTATTTAATTAATAAAGTATTGTGTTTTGATACAGCTGCTGCTTTTACAGGTGAAGCAGAACGTGTCAGTCATTCTAAAATCACATTACTTAATAATTCTTATTTAACAGCACCAACTACTACTTATCCAGCTTACACTACAGAGGGAAGTTCAATGACAGTATTTCCTAATACAATAAATCAAAATGGACAAGTACAAGCACAATACATACGCTATCCACTTGACCCTGTTTGGACGTTCTTACAAATTACGGGAGGAGAGCCAGTATTTGATGGAAGTAACTCAGCGTTTCAAGATTTTGAGTTATCAAATGATTATGAAACAGATTTAACAATGAAAATATTACAGTATGCAGGTGTTTCAATCAGAGAAGCCTCTGTTGTACAGTATGCAAACACAGCAGAAATTAACCAAGAAAGCTCAGAAAAATAATGTCTTATTTAAACGGATACCAATATTACACAAATTCAGGAAATTCACCACAAGATGCAAATTGGGGTAATTATCAGTTCGTGAGTCTTGACGACATCATTACTAACTTTTTATTAATGTATGATGGAAACCATTCTTTAGTCAACAACGAAGAAAGATATAAAATTAGATTTCATGCAAAACGTGCTATACAAGAATTAAATTATGATGCATTCAAAGAGGTAAAAGCATTAGAGTTAAACGTGGGAGAAGATTTACGATTTGTTCTTCCGCCTGATTATGTCAATTGGGTTCGTGTATCTATGTATAAAGATGGAGTTTTAAGACCATTGACTGAAAACATACAAATTAATAGTGCGGCTGGATATTTACAAGATAGTGATAACAATATTTTATTTGACCAATTCGGTAATATATTACAACCTGAATTTGCTACCATAGATGTAGACAGATTAAAAGGAACAGATAAGACCATGTACTTAAATCAAGGACATGCTTTTGATGGACTGATGGGTTGGAATTATAATGGATGTTGGTACTTTGATTTTCCTATAGGAGGGCATTATGGTTTGAATACAGAAACAGCCAATGCTAATCCTACTTTTAACATTAATAAAAAAGCGGGTACTATTACTTTTAGTTCAAACATAAAAGAAGAACTTTGTATTTTAGAATACATATCCGATGGTATGGAGGGTGGTATTGATGCAGATGTAACGGTAAACAAGCTGTTTGAAGAATATGTTTATGCTTACATACAGTATGCAATATTAAATGCTAAAATCGGTGTTCAAGAATATATTGTAAACAGAGCTCGAAAAAACAAAGCAGCTTTGTTACGAAATGCCAAGATAAGACTGAGCAACATTCACCCAGGCAGGCTATTAATGAACATGAGAGGTAAAGACAAGTGGATAAAATAACATGGCTAAAACAACAAGAAATTTTATACAAGGCAGAATGAATAAAAGCGTTGATGAACGATTAGTTCCTCAAGGCGAATATATTGATGCTTTAAATGTAAGACTTGGTTCAACTGAAAACTCAGAAATAGGTTCAGTTGAAAACTCAAAGGGTAACACGCTTTTAGTTACACCAGAGTTTCCCTCTGGCACAAGCCACGCATGGCAATGTATAGGTGCGTTTGCTGATGAAGCTAATGAAACTATCTACTGGTTTGTTCACGCAGATTTAGTTAGTATTGGAGCTACGACCAAACTTGATATGATAGTGTCTTATAATAAATTCACACAAGTCGTAACTAACCACGTTGTTAGTATTGATGATGGCGGTGGTGTACAAACAACTTTAAATTTTAGTGACACTCATTTAATTAACGGAATAAATAAAGTAGAAAACTTATTGTTTTTTACTGACAATTTGAACCCGCCAAGATTCATTGATGTAGATAAAAACTATCCTGACCCTATTGGTAATATTGACCAGTTTTCCGCAGAAAGTATATTGGTTGTTAAAAAACCTCCTGTTGCTGCTCCAGCAATTAGATTATTTAACACTACACAAAGTGAAACATATCTAGATGAAAGATTTATTTGTTTTGCGTATAGATATAAATATGCAAACAATGAATACTCTGCTACATCACAATTTTCTTTACCAGCATTTACTCCTGAACAATTTAATTTAAGTCTTGACAGTGGCTTAAATGAAGGAATGATAAATGCTTTTAACACAGCAGAAATTACATATAACACTGGCGGTTCTTTAGTAACTGAAATACAATTGTTATTTAAAGAATCAACAAACAACATAGTAAAAATTATCGAATCGTTCAATAAGGCAGAATTAGGTTTGGGTGACAACAATGATGAAACTTTTATTTTTGACAATAGCAAAATATTTACCATACTACCAGATTCAGAAATTTTAAGACTCTATGATAACGTTCCTTTATTAGCCAAAGCTCAAACTGTTATGGGTAACAGACTAATGTATGGGAATTATTTTGAGGGTTATGATTTAGTTGACTCAAATAATAATCCTATACAATTTAACTATGAAGCAAGTTTACAAGCAACAGATATTAATGAAACAATTCTTACACCAGTTTTAACTACTGGTACTTACCAAATAGATTGTACAACAGGTAGTTCACCAATTACTACAACATCAGCTGATGCTGTTATGGGTGTGTTTCTAACAGAAGACGGAACTGCTTCTGGAGTTCCTATTCCTTTGAAAAGCGGGAACGTACTTGATTTTGATTTTAATTTTATACATAATCAATTTACTGGTGATATAAGCGGAAGTTTTAGTCCACCAACAGCAACCACTCCATTAACTAATTTAGCATTTACATTTGTATTACCACGTGATTACACTTCTGCTTCTGACTTGGCTACAAGCTCAGAGTTTGTGTCTTTCATGGGTTCTCCAACTAATATAAAACCTTTAGCACAAAGTAATACTGGTAACACGGTAAGCGATAGATTTAATAGTTTAATGCCATCAGGTTTGGCTGGTGCGTCTGGTGGTTCTACTACCACTTTAGAAAAATGTTGGAGTGGTACAAAAGATATATTCTGTACAGGAAACACAAGTTTGTTTGACACTGCATTTGCAACATTTGCTATCGGTACTAGTTCTACCAATCAAGCTTTTTTAAGTATTCAGCTTATGGCTGTTGCATATGTAGACACTTGTCCTCAAACTGGAGGAGCAACTGCAACTCAAATATGTTATGAATATTTAAAATTTTCTGGAGCTCAAGCATCTTTTAAAACTTTAAATAATCCACCTAGTTTAAAAAGTAATCGAAACTATGAAGTGGCTATTGTTTATATGGATGAGTTCAATAGAAGTAGTACACCAATAGTTAGTCCTAACAATGCAGTTGCTGTACCATGTGTGAATGCCGTTACGAAAAACCAAATTAAAGTAGAGATACCTGTAGCTATGCATCCTCCACAATGGGCGGTTAAATACAAGTTTTGTGTACAGCCTGATAGAAGTGGCTATAACACTGTTTATACTAATTTATTTTTTAATGACCCGAAGACAGCAAGAATATGGTGCTTGCTTGAAGGAGAGAATGCACAAAAGGTAGAAAAAGGTGATAGACTTATTGTAAAAAGAGATAGTTCAGGCCCTGTAACATCTTGCGTTTATGCAACTGTTTTAGAAAAAGAAGTAAAGATAGATGATTTTATTACTGTACCTATACCTGGTTCATCTGAAAATGCAGTTGTGCCAGCTGGTGCGTATATGGCTATTACACCAAGAGATTTTTCAGCAGCTTTAGACCCTGATGCAGTATTCAATCCTGGAACCGATGGTATGCTAGCATTTGGTAATGGTAATACAAATTTTTCTAATCCATCTAAAGATAGCAGTTTCGGGCCACAAGTAGCCTATTTGCTTTCTACCGAAGTAAATTCATCTCCAACTACATCAGACCCACAATTTGCAGACGTTCCTGTTCCTCAAGGAAGTGTTATAAATATGAATTTTAGGTTTGCAAGATTAGGCCCTGGTGATGGAAATAAAAATTGTGAAAGAGTTATATATGATTTAGAGTTGACTGGATTAGTTGCACAAAACTCTTACGAAAATATGTACGATTGGTTTGAAGGTGATAACATTGAATCATTATTAAATACAGGTTTATGGGAAGTCGGTGACTCTGGGTCAGACGGTAATTTTGTTTATGACGATTCTTTATATTATGGGGGTGCATTAAATAGTGTTTTTCAAGTGGCATCTGCTGCTGCTGGTGGCTTTGGTCAGTTTGTAAAAACTTTTAACATGAGATTTTTCAGAATGAACAACCCCGCAGGAAATGCAAGTACAAGTAATGCTTTGGGAGTTGTAGTAAGAGGTGGTCGTGCATGTGGGGGAACAGAAAAAAGAAGAAGTAGAATTACAATGTCTATTCAGGTATTTACTAGTGAAAATACTTTAGTGTTTGAAACAGAGCCACTAGATGCAGCTCCTGGGATATTTTTTGAAGGCTCTGATACATTTGATATAACTGGAGGCTTTCATCAATCTGGAAGTTCTGCTGGTGACCAAAATCAAACAGGAACACTACCTGGAATAGTCACTATAGCTGCATCAAATTGTTTTACTTTTGGAAATGGTGTAGAAAGTAATAAGATAAGAGATTCTATATCAGGAAAAGATTTTAATTTGGGTAATAGAGTATATGGTGCCACTGAACAAATATATAAAAGAGCTCATAGATTTGCAGACATAACTTACAGTGGTATTTATAATGACGAATCAAACATAAATAAACTTAATGAATTTAACTTAGGACTTGTAAACTTTAAATTGTGTGAAGATATTTATGGGCCTATAGAAGTTTTGTCAGGGAGAAAAACTGATGTTCTTACTTTACAAGAAGATAAAATATCATATGTATTAGCAGGTAAAAATTTATTGTCAGATGCCACAGGTGGTAGTGCACTAACTTCTGTTCCTGAAGTTTTAGGAACACAAATATCTAGGATAGAAAAATATGGTATTAGTAATAATCCAGAAAGTTTTACAGAATGGGGTGCGGACAAGTTTTTTACTGATGCAAAAAGAGGAGCTGTAATACAATTAAAAGGTGGTAGTGCACAAGACGAAAGACTTGGTGTTGTATCCGAAGTAGGTATGCGTGGCTATTTTAGAGATTTATTTAATGAATCTCTTAGGTTTCAAAAAATTGGTGGGTTTGACCCTTACATGAATGAATATGTTTTAAGTTTTAACAACACAAAACTACCATTAGAAGATGCGGTCTATGCGTGTGGTATGTCTAATACTTTACAAGTTGTTGCTGGTACAGATGAAACAGTAAAATATCAACTCACTGAAGTTTCAGGTAATGCACGTTTGAATTATGCTTTTGGCGATGGTAGTGGAAGCACAACAGAAATAAAAGCTGAATGGGTAGATGGTTCTGGAGTTACTCAAACCGCTACTAGTGGGCCTGTAAGTACGGATGGTTTTATTACAATTGTTAGAGATGTACCTTCTATTACACTAGTTACTATTACACTTATACAAACAGCGGGTAATCAGTTTGTGACTTTGACGCAAGATTGTCCATTGTCAAACACTTTAAATATAGTTCAAGTTTGTGTAACAAATGACGATGAAAACACGTTGTCTTCTTTCAATCAATATTTTTGGAATACTTTTTCAGGAACACCAACACCGCCATTTTACACTAGTCCAACATTTACGTCTGCTACAACCTCAACATTTGTTGATTTTGCTGAAGGAAGTTCATCGCCAGTTGTTTCGCAGTATTCAATACAAACAGGACAAACAGGGCAAAGTGGTTTTCCACCAACTGGCTCGTATGTTACATTATTGTCAAACCAAATATCTCCAGCTAATTTTACGTTTGATTTAGCTAATGATAAATTTAAGTTTTTAAATAGTAATACTTTGTATAATAACACTGCAAGTGACATCACCAGTTTATTAAACTTGGCTACAAATGCCACGCCTATAACAGAAGAAGTTGCAGGAGTTAAATACAGTGCACAGTTTATTAGACCAGCTTCTAATACTACATATTTATATTTAATTTGGGATTATAGAAGTGTGCAAGCTACAAACTTAAGTTATCAGGTTGGTACTGGAGACTTTGCTGCTGATACTTTTGCGGCATGTTGTGTCAACACACCAGCTCCGTACTTCTTAGATGGTGCAACATTATCTAGTTCAAATGTAGTTTACGCATCAGCTCAACAATCAGTACCTGCTAATGATGGGTATTATAGTGATGGAACTGTTGTAAGACTACAAAAACTAGGATTACTTCAAAACATAATTCCTTGCTTGTGTGGTGTTTCATGTGGAAATGTAGGTATCAATTGGAAAACTACCTTAACGGCTGTTTTAAAATCTAGACATACTTTTACGTCAAACGGTGCAGTTATAGTAAGGTTTATTCCATTTGATATGCCTGTTGGTATTAAAGTTACATATGACGGTGTAATATATAATAAATGGTCGTCAAGTATTTTTGGTGATGTTGCTCCAAACAGTTTGAATACACCAGTATTTTTAGGAGACTCAAATCAAGGAACACCTCCTTCTGCTGGCAACTATGCTGTTCTTGAACTAAATTCGTTGTCTCAATATCAAATTGTTCCAAATACAACACAGTTTGTTTCTGTAGGTTCAGGACAAATCAAGACTACAGCTGCAAACCCTGGTGTTTGTACTATAGTAGTTCCAGCAACTAACCCAGCAATACAATATTTGGATATTGAAGTATATAATTTAATAAGCAACAATGATGGTCTTTCTAAAACATTTAGTGTTGAGTGTCCTGCTAATTTAGTATCATTTACTTCAAGTGATGTTACTAGGTCTACTGCAACATCGGGTGGTGGTGCATGTTTAGACCCTAATGACGCTAGAAGTTTATTCCGTCAACCAAACATACCAGCTCAAGCTATTATATCAGTAAACGACCAAATTTATGCAAACAACAATGGAGATTTAGCTGTTAACACAGACCCTACTTCACCTGGTTATGGCAACAGAGCTTTTAGTGCTGGTGGATGGATAAGAGTAGAACAACAAGCTAACGGAGTAACAGCAATACTGTTAAGTGATGAAAGTATAGTAACCCAGGTAGCTACAGTTTGTGCACCATAAAATAATTAAATATGCCTTTTAGTAATCAAACAATAACATATAGTGAATCAGTATCAGGCTGGCCATCTTTTTATTCTTTTATACCAGAACAAATATTAGGTATGAACGGCAGATTATATACTTTTAAAAATGGCAAACTGTTTGAACACAACTCTGATGTTGCACCACGTAACAACTATTATGGTACACAATTCAATTCTACCATAACAAGCGTATTTAATGAAGCTCCTTTAGAAAATAAAATTTTCAAAACAATAGGCATACAATCTGATGACCATTGGTCAGCAATTGTTTCTTCAGACATTCAAACAACAGGTTTTATTACTGATTCATTTTTTGAACAAAAAGAAGGAGCATGGTATGCGTATTTAAGAAACAATGAAGCAAACCCTGTTAGTGGTGAGTTTCCTTTACGTTCTGTTCAGGGTATAGGTATACAATCAGTAAGAACAGGAGTCGGTACAAACAACTGTGTTATTACTTTCCCAGCCGATGTTCCTCTACCGTCTGGTATTATGCCAGGTAGTTTGACTACCACAAATGGTGATGTAGTCTTTTTTACGGTAGCACCTTTTAACACAGTTATGACTCCTAGTTCTACTGGTCAAGTTTTATCTGTAGACAGAGCAAATAATCAAATAACTTTAGATAATACAGCTGGAACCGCTTTACCTGCTAGTGGTACAGATGCTTATATATTTATTGTAAAGAATTCTATAGCTGAATCACACGGTATTCTAGGCCATTATGCTGAGTTTAAACTAACAAATAGCAATACAGCCTCTGTAGAGCTCTTTGCGGTCGATTCAGACATCATGAAAAGTTTCCCTTAAAATTAGTATCTTTGTGATAATTATTTAGATGAGCAGTAAAGAAACTTTGATAGCTGAACAAGTTTTGAGTGGTATTCCACAATTGACTGGAATAATGTGGGATAAAATAAAAACCTTTCAAGCAAACTTAAACAGTGTCGAAGGTTGTATGAATCACGAATCTGGTACTGAACAAAGTGATGAATTGAAAAAAAATTTACCTTTGAAACAGCATTTAGAAGGTGGTATATATACAAGGGAACTTTTTATGCCAAAGGGTAGTGTTGTTGTGAGTATGATACATAAACAAAGCCACCCTACATTTGTTTTGAAAGGAGTGTTCTCTTATTTAGATGATAAAGGTGTAGTGAGGGTAGTGAAAGCACCTCATAAAATTTTTACTCAAGTGGGAGCACAAAGAGTTTTTTATGTACACGAAGACACAATTATATGTGGGGTGTACAAGACAAACGCTAAAAGTTTTTTAGAAGCAGAAGCGGATGTTTACACAAATGATTATAACGACCTTCCAAAAAAGGTTATAAAAGAAATAAAAAAAATATGGCAGGAGCAGCAACAGCAGTTATAACTGGAGTCGGTTTACTTTTATCAGCCACAGGCATGGGTATGAATTTTGCCGCTGCTGGACGAGCAAGGAGAGCTCAAGCAGATGCAGAATTTGATGCACAAAACGCCTTAAAAAAAGCTAGAAAAAAACTTAACGTAAACTTTTACGAAAATTTATCTATCAATAAGGAAGCTTATGAATTAGAAAGAGAGGCTTTACTTTCTGCTGGTGCACAAGCAACAGCGGCAGGTGCTGAAAGCGAGAGAGGTGCAGCTGCTGTAGCAGGTAGAGTGTTGGCAGCTCAAAACCAAGCTCAAGCTCAACAAAGGGTTGCAATGAGTAAAGAACAAAAAGCACTCGATACTTTAGTTGCAAGAGAAGATTCAAGATTAAGAGATATAGGTGTACAGTTAGATTTAGAAGAAGTCGCTGGTGCACAAGTAGCTGCGGGTAGGGCAGAGCAACAAGCTGGCCAGTTTCAAGCAGCAGCAATGCAGGGAATAATAGATACAACTAAAGCAGGATTGGCGTTTGGAGACGCTTTAGGTCAAGTGAAAGCATCTAGAGGTGGTGACCTTGCAGAAATAAATTCAAGGTTTGATGATAAAAGCGGTTTATTTAGACGTGCTGACGTGGAAGGTACTATGGAAGAAAACTTCAATAAATTTCTCGAAACTGACGCAGGTAAAGAATTAGGTTTGAACCCTGATGATTTTACAAAAACATTTGAGATAAGAACCCGACCAGCTTTAGATGATGAAGGCAACTCACAAATAAGTGGTCAAGTAGCATTTGAAGATGCTTTCAGAAAACAATTAACGCCACAGGGAATCAAAGCGTTTGAAGATTATTTAAAAGAGATAGCCAGAGGTGTAGATACAAGTGGTCTTCAACCATCATCATCTTTTGTTGTAAGCCCTTCAAACTAACAATAAATAACTATGGCAAAAACATATTACGGATACGCACAAAGAGAAGTTTCATCATCAGTAGATTGGAGCGGGGTTGCTCGAAAATTTACCAACATGCTGGAAATGGAACAAGCTGCAAGAGAAGCTGACCAAGCAGCATTAGACCAAGCAAATACTGAATTAGCTACAACCTTACAAAGTGCTCCAAACGGGGAAACACAAGAGCTTCATAATTATATGTTAGACTTTGCAAACAATGCGTCTAACTATCAGCTTTTACTCAAACGTTCTGTTGATAACGGCAATATGAGTAAAAAACAATATACAAATGCCGTAAACAATTTAATGGCTGGTACAAATCAAGCCATATCTTTAGTTACAAAATATAATGACTTTGCAAAAAAACAAGCTGAAAAAATAAGAAACAATACTATGGCTGGTCAAAAGCTGTATGAAAATGAATTATTAGAGACTATGTTAGATTTTTCTAATACCGCTTTATACATAGACCCAGTGACATTTAAAGTTTCACAAGGTAAAACAGTAACGAAAAAAGTAAATGGAACAGATGTTAGAACAATGTCTACAAATACTGGAGATTTTAGACCAGTCGCTTCTATGACTAGATGGATGGGTGAAGATTATGATAAGTTTGATATAAGTTCTGCTGTTGATGATATAGCAGCAGGCATGGCAACAACATATGAAGAATTAGTAAACGCAGATGGTATAGGTAAAGAAACTAACGTTAGACTTAATGATAGCTATGAGAAACAATTAGATGCTAGAATCAATTCATATTTACAAGACCCAAAAAATGTTACAAGTTTATTATATGATTACGCTGGTGTAGCTGATAATGAATTACCTTTTGAATTTACAACTAATGAAAAAGAAAAGAACGAGCCTAACAAAATTTATATTCAGCCTAACAAGAGAGGCGGATATGACTTAGACCTAGAGTCAAAACATGGTAGAATACTTAAAGCAGCGGCTGCTGACGTATTAAAAGGTGCAGTTGACGTAAAATTACCAAGGAAAGTTTCACCTATGGCTACTTCTGGTGGCAAGTTTGATAAGGACTATGCAGGATATATTAAAGAACTTAATCAAGACGCTCGTGCTGCTGCAAACTGGATGACACTACAAAACGCAGATAATCTAGAAGATTGGACATCAGCTAAAAATTACTGGATAGGTAAGCAAATAAAATCTGGAAACGACTTTGCTCAAATTGCAGACATTAGAATTAATGATAACAATGATGGTCTTGAGATAGTTGTAAATCAAAAAGAAGGTGGTCAAAAAACTATACCTGCAAGTTTCGGTGGTAACAGTGCGTGGTTAAACCAGGGTGCTGGTGGTGTATTACAAGACGTTGACATAGCTAGTGTTGTAGGTACAAAAAATTTCCAGCCTTTCATGCAGGGTGCAAGAAAACTAGGGGAAAACAATGTTCCTGTAAACTGGTCTTCACCAGGTGCTACTATACAAGGATTAAATTATGAGAATCTAGATGTGCCAACAGACAAAGCTGGGACAGAAGATGAAGTAATTGGAAGTACTCTTGATTTAATTACTAACACTAAAGTCGAATCATCAGAAAATGTAATTAGGATTGTTAACACTATATTTAAAACAATACCTGCAAACAATCGACAAATGTTAAGTGACCAAAGTTTATTGCCTGTAGAATATGATGGCACAGAATATACTGAGGTTTATTACCCTGAGTTCATGACAGCTCCTATATATATAAATTCAGAAAACGAAGACCCGAACAAGTTAGATGCAATAATGAAAAAAATGTATGATGCAGCAAGTAAACAAGAATTGTTGAGACCTAATGATTTCAAGTCTGTTTTAGGTGATGATTTTGCAGTACAAGAAACTATTATGACTAATAGAATTGTCAAAGGAGATATACCTTCATCAGGACGAAATCAAAACCCTGTTAGCTGGAATGGTGGCGATGGTAGATTAATGATGTCAAACAGAATACAAAAAGAAAACGAGCTTGTGCCTGAAAACATAGAAATAGCAGGTTATGTCATTGGTGAAAAACCTAATCCAGTAAAAATTAAAAATGCTAATCCAGGGTTAAGTGCTGATGCAATAATAGATTTAGTAAATAAAGCAAACGAGCATTTTAGATTATACAGTAAATAATTTTCAGTATGGAAGAAAATATTTCTTTTTCTAGCTTATATAAGGTTTTAGAATCTCCTGATTTTTTTGATTCCCCTGAACAACTCCAGGAGTATTTTGGTGATAATTATACTGCTGAAGATTTATATTCAGTTGTAGATAAAGAAACTTTTCCAGATTTACAAACCTTCCAAAATTTTTTCGAGTTACAAATGACAAGTCCATCAGGAGAAGTGATGGATATGACAGAAGAAGACAGAGGAACAAGTGGTGTATTTGATTGGTTCAAGCAGACTACAAAAAAATTATTAGGCCAAGACCCTGATGAAGATGCTGAAGCAGTAAGAAAATCTCTTGTAGAAAAAGAAGACTATAAAATTGTAGATGGTAAAATTGTATATGATAAAAAGATAGATAAAACTGTAGACCCAACAAAAGAAGGTGTAATTTCATTACCTGGTCTACCAAAAGAAGTTGAACCAAGAGAACCAAAGCCTAAAAAAAAAACAAGAGCAGAAGTTTCAAAAGAATTAAGAGATTCTTTGGAATTAGAATTTGACCCAGCAGACTATATTTTAAACTATCCTGCACCCAACGAACAAACTCTTAATCCAAAAGGTGAACCTAAATTTCAAACAATGGAAGAATACCAATCTTTCATTCAAAATGAAGTAGATGTAGGGTTGGAAAAAATTGTTATGATGGCAGGTGATAAAGGTGAGGAAATATTTGCTTTTGACCCCAACACTGATGAAAACTTACAATTTAGTATTAATAATATAACCGAAGGTATAGGTTTTACAGCGACAGAAAACCCTGCCGCAGTCAAAGATTATCAAGACAACTATCAAAGAGACTTAAGAGAAGCTATTTCTAAATATGGTTTTCTTGTAGAAAAACCAATATCTTTCAATCTTGGTCAGGATAGTGTTAGTGAATTTTTTGACCTATCAACAATAACACCTGATAATTTAAAAAAAGAACTGGAGGGTAAAAGAGAAACTATCGCTACAAAAAACCCTGATAAATATTTAACTATTACTTCTTTAGATGGTAGCGACCAGTTTAATTTAAATATAGTAGACCCAACCCCAGAAGAAATAAAACTTTTCAAGCAATTTGTAAATGACAAATCACGTTATCCAAAAGAACCAGACCCAGCTGAAAGTAATATCGCAAAAGCTTTGGACGCAAAAGAAGCAAGAACAGGTAGACGTTTCAATTTAGACACAGGTGATTATTCTTCACATAATATGATAAGCGTAGAAATTGATGGTCAATTTTTTGCTATGCCTTCACTATTTCCTAAAGACCCAAGCATTCAATCAACATATGAAGATAGGTGGATAGAGTATGACCCTGAAACTCAACTGGATGAAATCATAGCAATGGCAAATGAAAGAGGCGAAAAGTATGCTTTTGAAACACAAGAAGAAGCAGAAAATTTTGCTAATGGTGCTTGGAAACAATACAACACAGTAGATTTAGAAAAAGAAAGATACTTTCAAGCAAATGGTTTTATGGACTATGATGGTATGATGGAAGCTGTAAATGATTATGATGCTATAAGAGATGAAATAGAACTAATCAATACAATACAAGGAACATCTGACCCATCACAGTTTGGAAGAAGAATTGCCAAAGGTTTGGGTGCAACTGATGAGGAGATAGCAATGTCTCGTCAAGACCAAATTTTAGGTAATCAAGTCGCACTTGACCCAGCAACTAAAAAGGAAGTGGGTTACATAGATATACTAGGTGGTTATGAAATAATAGCTGGGGAAAGACCTTTCGGATATACAGATGCATACTATCCAAAAGTTTTTGGTGGTAAAGAGTTAGTTGTCGGTGAACCAATGATAAAAAAATATCCTGACTTGTTTGATAAAGATGGAAAAATGAGAGCTGACTGGAAAACCAGACTGGCAGACCTTCAAAAAATGAGAGACAATCTTTACAACATAACTCAAGATGAAAAGTTTCAAGAGGTTAGTTTACAGTGGGACTTAGAAGCTGCAAAACGTAGACAAAAATATACATTAGAAGCTGTTAGAACTAATGCAAACGCTAATATGGGACTCAAAGCTCTTGACCAGTACAGCATAGAAGTGTTTGGTGTAACCTCTAAAGATTTAGAAAACTACAGAAACCTAAATGAGGACAATCTTACTGAACAACAAAAAGAAACAATTGACTACATTACTTTAGCAAAGGGTGAATTGGATACTCAAAGAATTTATGCAGCAGACCAATACATGGTTAGTCAAACTTATTTAGATTCCAAATCTATAAAAAACGCACAAGGTATTGTGCTTGAAGGTTTCTGGCCACAAGTAAAAAACGAATGGGTAACTCGTGGTGAAAGAGGAAAAGCCGCTGAATTAATATTAGCAATGTCTTTGTTTAGTGAAAACCCTACTAAGCTACAGGAAATTAATGGTATGAGTAGAGAAGAAGTTGCTAAAGAAATATCTAAGTATCTTGAAAACTCAGTAACTAAAAGCCAAGGTGCTAGTAAAGAAATGCTTGAATGGAATAGAGCCAAAGGCTGGACTGAAAAGATGGATGTTTTCATGGACAATCCTCTAGACATGGCTGGCTCATTAGCAGCGGGTTCTTTATCAGAAATGTTACCATATGGTTTGAAGATTATACCTGGCTTTGGTATTGTTGGAGGTGCTAGTGGTTTAGAATCAGCTCTTGCTAGACGTAGAGGAAGAAGAACACGTGGTCAGACAACAGGTCAAAGAGTTCTTGGCGGTGGCGGTAAAACGGGTATATTAAGAGAAAATGCCGATTTAGTTTTTGGAACTTTAGCTGGAGGTGTAAAAGGTACGATGCTGGGTGGTTCTGCAACTATTCTAGCTATGGAATATACCAACGCTGTATTTGAAGCAGCTACTGCACAAGGCTACGATATATTTGATGCTGAGGATATGCTCATGGCATTGAATGACCCCAACGTTTGGAATGAAGGTAGAGAAGTAGGTTTAGCTAGAGGTATACCAATTGCAATTGTAGATTATTTGACCGCACGTACAGCTGGTAAAGTATTTTTAGGTAAAGGAGGATTATTTCAAGGTGGGTCAAGAGCAGAAGCTTGGAGAAGGGCTGGTTTAGTTGTAGCAGAAAGAGCTGTTGTTGACCCAGCTGGAGAAGCTTACGGTGAATACTTGGCACAATCTGCTAATGCTTTATTAAACAGCAAGCCTTTCAAAGCAGATGAAATAGCATTGGAAGCCATAGGTGCTTTTGGTAGCAACACTAGTAATGCGGTTATGAATTTAACATTGACAGCTTTAAAGAATGAACATATAATAAAGGCCGACCAAATGGCTAACACTCAATATTACTCAGGGTCTACATTTAATAATGAAAACACAACTAACTGGGCACACAATATGCGTAAGCTTGGTTTTATAGATGGAGTTACAGAAGAAAAAATTCAAAAGAATATTGGATACAAAAGAGACTCTCAGTTATTGTTAGGTCTGGGCGAAAAGGGTGTGGCTAGTTCTGAGCTGTTGCCTGTACAAACAAAAATGATGGATGTGCTCAAAGCAAGAGACCAGCTTTCACAAAACGAATTATCAAAACAATTATTTGGAAAAAGTATTAGAGCTTTGAATCAAGAACTTGGCAATTTAGCTACGTCTAAAAGAATAGTTGCCAGTGAAGAAAGTGAAGAAGCAGATAAGATAGTCAATGAAGTTTTAGGCACAACTACCGAAGGCGATGTACAATTGAGTCAAAGTCCAATAGCTGATTTATTTACAAATGACCAAACATTCAATACACAAGAAATAGCATTTGACAAAGTTGCTTTAGAAGATATACAAGACAAAAGAATACCTGGTGGAACTACACGTGATGTATATGATATTGGTAACAACAGAGTAATTAAGATTGCAAAGAGCCCTAGAGGGCTAGAACAAAACAGTTCGTTAAATTACGGTGATATGAATATACTAGGGCCTTTTGTCCCTCAGATATATGAAAGAGGTGAAGATTACGTAGTAGTAGAAAATGTTCCTCGAAATGATAAGGCTGTAAGAGAATACTTAAAACCACTACAAAAGTTTACACAAACAGATTTTGAAGATAGAGGAAGGGAAATACAAGAGGTAATGGAAGAAATGGGGTTGACTGATTTCTTTAATTACGAAGTATTATGGAATGATTTCAAGTCTAGAAGGAATTGGGGTCAAAGAGAAAACGGTGAGTTTGTGTTAATAGATGAAGGAGCACTAAACAAAAACGTAACAGCTAGGTCAGAAGTACCAGCTTGGGCTAGAGAAGATTGGGAAAATATCAAAAGAAGAAGAAGGGGTGAAGGTGGAGTTCAACTAAGTCAGGCTATTGCTCCTCTAGAAAACACATTAATAGAGTATCAATACGACAAAGAAGCTGGCTTCTTTCCATCTACTATTGATAATGTTCAAAAGCTTGAAAGCGTTCTTGAAAAGTATGGTTATGATTTGGTTCCAACGCAAAGAGAAACAGGAGAACAAGCTGGATATTATCTAGCACAGATTGGTTCTAAAACTAAACAAGACCCTTTCAAGGGTAGAGAGCTTGCTCCAGTTCAAAGACAAGAACCAGACGCAGACCCACAAACACGTCAGGAGCTCGTAGAGCTGCTTAATAAAGCGTTTCCTGGCGTTCAGGTGTTTGATGACCAGCAAGAGTTTGAAAAGGCCTTAAACGACCCAGGAGTCGTTAAAAGAACAACTAAAGATGGTTATGTAGCATATGGAGCTACACGTGACGGTAAAATATATTTAAACCCTGACGACAAAACTTTAGAGTTGCCGATACACGAATTCGGTCATGTATATATAGATTATTTAAAATCAGATGAATCTGGAGCAAAAGGAACTGCACTGTATAAAAGAGGATTACAACTTATTACCTCAACACAAGACGGTCAAGACATATACGATGAACAGAAAGATATATATGGTGATGGCGACCAAGCAAGAGAAGAAGCTTTGATTATATATATAGCCCGAGAAGGAGCTAAAAAAACTAAAGAAGCAGAAAGACAAACAAAAGATAAGCTATATAAATGGTATGAAGCCCTGATGAACTTTATAAAAAATGCTTATCTAAAAGCAAAAGACTTTTTCAAGTCCCCAACATTTGCTGAAGATTTGAAAGGTATGTCTCTGACTGACTTTGTAAATATGGCACTTGGCGATTTATTAGGTGGTGAGGTAGTAGTAGAAGATGTTATTGTTGATGAGTCTGGTCAAACCCAACTAGCATTGTCCCAACAAAAAAGAGTTCCCCGTGGAAGTAATATGATTGAAGTTGTAACTGAAGCTAGAGAGTTAGGCATATCAGATGAACAAATAAAAGCAGTACTGGTTGAAAGAGTAAATCGTGGTGAAAACATAGGTGCACGTGGTGAAGAAAGGTTTACTCGTCAAGATATAGATGAAGCCCTTACTGTTCTTCCGACAGAAATGGTTGCACTACCTACTGCATTTAGAAATCTAGAAGGTGGCTTTTTCAGAGGTATGGCTTTATTCACAGAAGTACAAAACATTGTAAACAAAGCTGTCGGTATTGGTACAACAACAGAGGTTAGAAAAAAACACATAGACTCTGTAAAGAAAAGATTTCCAACTGCAACTAAAGGTAAGTCTAACGCACAGATATTAAGATTATTTCCAATAGATGAATCTGTATTAGAAGGTTTAAAATCACCAGCAGAAATACGTAAAATAGGATTAGATGCATTAAAAGCCAGCCCTATTTATGCTGCACAAACACCAGAAGTGCAAGAGCAATTGATTGTAGATTATGATAAGGCTTTGGCCATAAGAGCAAATAGAAATGTTCAGGATGAAGTTAATAAAATTAAAAACTCTTTGCGTGCCAGAAAACAAGGTGCAAGAGATATTGCCACTCTCAAAAAAGATT